CGGATGAGTGAACTCTTGCTCCCGTACGAACGGGGTGCCTTGTTGCTCCAGCCGTGTGGCAAACCGAAGTTCATCCAGGTCCCCCAAAGTCTTGTATAGGGGGTCAATTTCGGCGTCTTTCTCAAACCGGCGCTCCCAGACCACGTAGCGGGCACATCCGGTCTCATAACTAGTGTCAATTTTGTCGCCTAAGCACCAGACGGCTTTGGATGGTGATATGCGACGCTTACCTTGTGTCATTTGAAGTCACTCTCTAAAAAGAAACGCATCGCGACTGCATGCGCCCGTTGTTCTTCTGGGGTGCCTATATGTTGGGCGCGTAAAAACTTTTCACCTTGGACCATTGTTACTAGTTTGCCCTGTTCATCCCCATGCCGATCGGTGCGGTAGATTTTCATCTTGTTGGGAGGTATTTCGGTCACTGCCCAACCGTCCCCAAACACCCACTTGTCTCCCCGGACTAAGACTGCCGGAGACCGGCCCAATAAACTCACTTTGACACTTTTAGAACTCATTGTTATCCTTTAGGAAAAAAGTATGCCAACTTCTATAAAGGCCCCTGTAGGGGGTGGGGGCTATCTAGGTATTACCCCGGCCTCCGGGTGGCTAGATACTCTTCCTTTGTTAAGTACCTTACCGAAGATGGCTGACCCTCGTACTCAGGAAGACGCACCTCCTCCGGAAAGAAGTCCTCAACCTCGGCCCACAGAACTACACCCTCATCCATGTCGTTAAAAATATCCACTAGATCCCTCATGTCAAATTATTCCTTTTCTTTATACCATGAGGGAACTTCATCGCCCTCATAACTCTTATCGGCATAACGGTCATCTAACTTTAACCATAATGGTGAATCTTTGTCAAATTCAAGGGCTACTCCTTTCGGTAAGGGGGTTTTACGGGTTGCATAATACTCTTCCACTGATACTTTGCGGACAGGGGAAGGGGGACGTTCTTGTTCTGGGACCGCAATAGGTCGCGGACTCCTGTACGGCGCCTCGTCTGTTTCCGCATCAAAATACTCTGCTGGGACGTCTTCCGCGGTCCAGCCAATATGGCGAGGGGTTTGAGTTCCTCTTTTTTTCTGTCGTTTTTGTGCTTCTAGTATCCGGGCATGTGTCAAAACACTATCTATTCTAGTTAGTTCCCGTTGGTATGCAATGACGCGGTCTACTGCTAGTTTTGACATTTTGCTAAACAGTTCTGGAGGGCATATACATCTTAGAGCCGCCAAATCCATTCGATTGTATGCAACCCAAAACAGACAGTAGTAGGCGCGCTCCCCTAGAGAGAACTCCCGCCAGACCTGGGTGTCAATTTCTTTGTCAACTGCTTGGTTGCCGGCTGTCAATATTCTTGACACCGAGCGTCTGTGCCGGGTAAGGGCTTCCGCTGCGTAAGGTACTAAATTTGTTAGACTCTGCTCAGACCACATTTTTTTTCATTCCCTTAAAAAAAGTTTACCCGTTCGGTACTATACTTGATCTTATGAGAGGGGAGGAGGGGAACAGGGTACTGGGTTACTCGCCCACCTACAACTCTTATCGGTTACTCGATACTGATACTTAACAAGTCATATACAATATTCTAATCCTGTTCAAGTAATATAGTATAATATATAATAAGGACAAAGCCATATGACATATTATGATGCTAGTAAGATACAACAGAAGGCTTTGTGTCTAATAGATAGACATCTCACACAACTCCTACAGGATGATAAGATTGCAGGTCAGTCGGCTATCATCATCCAGAACTACGCAAAGACGTTAGCGGTCCTGGCAAAAGATCAGAGAGAGGCCTCCAAGGGGTTCAACCCCGCGGAATTAACAGATGAACAATTAGAGCAACTTACAAAGCAAGCGGAAGAGATACTCAATGAAGATCACGATTCGGCAGACCAAGCGACTGATATTGATTGAAGAATTGAACGCCCGCAAAGAGTTTTTCCCTGAAGACCCAATATCCAACATCGGTAATCATGTGTGGTTCCTGGCCAAAGTCGGCCGAGAGATTGTTGGGTGGGCCGGGGTGACCATCAAACCCAACCAAGTGGCCTCTATCTGCCGTACCGGGGTGTTCCCCGAGTTCCAGGGACAAGGCATTAAACGCAAGTTGGTTAGGGCCATGGAACGCTACGCTGTCAAGCAAGGTTGTACAATGATGACGTCCTACTGCTTGATTGACAATATACCATCGGCAAACTCGCTGATTTCTAGCGGGTACAAGCTTTACATCCCTGAATATATATGGGCAGAGGGTGATTGGCTTTACTGGAGAAAGAGAATAGGTCCTGCAAAACGGAGAAAGAAATGAAACCAGTCATACGCCCAATTGAAGCCTCTGACATTAACTTTATATTTAACTCATTCCTGAGATCGCTGCGCGGTCATCCAGAATTTGCACATGTCTCAAATGAAGACTACTACCCTGGGCAAAAGGCGCAGCTTGAAAAGCACCTAAAAACAGCACAAACCCTGGTGCTTTGCAATTCCGAAGACCCAGGACACCTGTTTGGTTATATTATAGCAAAGCCCGATGAGGAGACGGTATTTGTGTATATCAAGTATACGTACCGCAAGTTTGGGTTTGCTAAACTTCTCCTGGAAGCGATTCATCCGTCACTATACGCAAAGACAATCGCTGCCGCATACACATGTCGTAACTGGCGCGCTGTATCGGTCAAGTTCCGCCACGTATTTAACCCTTACGTTCGAGGTGAGTAATGAAATTAGAAGCCGCTCAGTTTTTCCAGCCCGTCCCTTCACCGGCAGACCCTGGCAAGCGCGCGCCTCTGATCACATCGGTACGTCACCCAGAGTTCACCATCGAACTTGAAGGTAACCATATTAAAGTGTCCTCTGCCGCTACTGGCAAGACCACGTATGTCACGGTATTCAACACATGTTGGTACACTGCGCTAGAGGTGCCTAATGAACCCGTCACAAGCCCGCGCGCTCCTGCAAGAGCGTCAAAAACGAAAATCAGGCCAAATCCAGTGGCTGAAGTCGAGCTTCCCTGAACAGACCGCTTTCATACAAGACCCGGCCAGACTTAAGGCGGCGCTGTGTACGCGCCGTGCGGGTAAGTCCTACGGTATGGGTGAATACGCATGTATGACCTGTATGCAGCACCCGAACAGCTCTGTTCTGATTGTCGGTTTGACACGTGAGTCAATCAAGCGTATCTACATCAAGGACGTGTTGACGGTCATCAACCGCGAGTACAAACTCGGTGCCGAGTTCAACAAAACAGAATTGAGCATGAACTTTCCGAACGGATCGGTCTTGTATATGGTTGGTGCTAACTCTGATGAAGAGGAAATGCTTAAGTTGCTTGGTCAGAAGTTCCGGCTTGTGATCATCGATGAATCATCCATGTACGACAACATCGACCAACGCGAGTTAGTGTATGGTGTTATCAAGCCCGCGCTTGCTGACTACAAGGGAACGCTGGCAATGATCGGTACTCCATCGAACTTTACCAACTCGTTATTTTACGACATAACGACTGGTCAAGAAAATGGTTGGTCAGTACATAAATGGTCCTCTCTTGACAACCCACACGTACGCGAGAACATGCAAGAAGAGATCAACTTTATGATGGAGCATCACCCAGGAATCGAAACCACCCCACGCTTCCGGCAACACTATCTTGGAGAATGGTATGTTGATAAATCTGCTCTTGTATATAAGTACGATCCCCGAATCAATGACATTCCACATCTTCCATACGATCATGTGTACAATTACGTTCTTGGGGTGGATTTAGGATACGATGACGCTACCAGTTTTGTAGTGGGGGCTTACTCGTTTCACGATCCACACCTCTACATCGTCTCGGCAGAAAAGCAGAGCGGGATGCTCTTGACCGACGTAGCCGAGAAAATAAAATATCTACAGGCTAAATACAACCTGACCAATATCGTCGTTGACGGCGCGGCCAAGCAGTCTGTAGAAGAAATCAAACAACGCTATCAAATCCCTATGATTAACGCGGAAAAACAGCATAAACGCGACTTCATCGAATTGATGAATACGGACTTGCGCACAGGCAAGATTAAAGTGGGTCCGGGTTGTGACGCGCTCAAGGAAGAATGGCAATACCTAATCTGGGATGAGAAACAGCGTAAAGTCGGCAACTGGGTAGAAAACTCTAGTTGCGATAACCACGCGGCTGATGCTGCTTTGTATATGTGGCGCTGGTCATACAACTACGTGTCCACTCCGCTCCCCGCACCTAAGACTGAAGAAGAGAAGCTTGATGATTGGTGGGAGTCGGAAGGAAACAACATTGAGAGACAAAAAGCAGGAGACGACGAATGGCTGAGCTTCTGAAACTTATCGATGCGCTGAGAGAGCGCGGAGCAATCAAAATATCGACCCCTGAGCTTACTGTAGAGTTCGCAGCACCTTTGAGCGTCGCTGCCGCGGTCGAGCCCGAACAACCGTTCACCATGGACAAACCCCTAGACGCTGCAGAAGTCGAAAGACTGATGTATGTAGAAACCTCTAAAATGTGAGGCCGTAAATGGCAGATATTCCAGTTATACATTACGGGCAATCCACAGAGGTGTCTTGTAACCCTCGCTGGTGGAAAGAAAAGCCCGCTGAGATTTTCAAGCACATATTCGGCTACCTCCGCACACTGGACCAGAACCAAGCCGCCCGTCGCCTTCAGTGGTTGCAGTTTGCGCGGCTTTATCAAAACCAAAACCCTGTAGGATTTTTCAACAACGTAGGCTCTAGTAGCCTCGGTACCAACGGGCTGAAAGACGTACCTGCGGTGAACGTTGTCAAGTCCTGTATTGATACCGCCACAAGTAAGATCGGCAAATCACGGCCCCGCCCGCTCTTTCTTACCGACGATGGCGACTATAGCCAACAGCAACGTGCTAAGAAACTGACCCAGTTTATGGACGGTCAATTTGACGCCATGGAGCTGTATGCAAAAGCAGCCAGCGCATTCAGAGATGGTGGCATCTTTGGTACAGGCGTGCTGAAGTTTGATGTAGACCACGATCGCGGGATGGTCAACTGCGAAAAAGTCCTGGTTGATGAGATTAAGGTAGACGATGGCGAGGCCATTTATGGTAAGCCGCAGCAACTCCACCAATGCAAATACATCAACCGCGACGTACTCCTAGAGATGTTCCCCAAGCACGAAGCCGCAATCAAAGCGGCACCTTTGGCGTTCAACTCTCTCCCAGGACAAACCACAACGCCAGACCTTGTCAAAGTTATCGAGAGCTGGCATCTACCTTCTGCTAAGGACGCAGACGATGGTCTCCACTCAATATGTATTGAATCGGCTACGCTCTTTAGCGAGAAGTATACGAAGCTCTATTTCCCGTTTGTTTTCTGGCACTGGACACCTCGAGTTGCCGGTTTCTGGGGGATGGGACTTGCCGAAGAATTGTTCGGCACTCAGCTTGAGATCAGTAAGCTCCTCAGAAATATACAACTTGCAATGCACCTCGTGGCAGTGCCCAGGGTGTGGATCGCAAACGGTTCAGTTGTCTCTACGTCCCATATCAATAACGAAATCGGGTCAGTGGTCAAGTATACTGGTGTCGAACCCAAGTTTTTTACACCAGCCGCAATGTCCGCTGAAATCTACGAACATCTTCGGTGGCTTATCAGTTCGGCGTATGAGCAGACAGGAATTAGCCAACTTTCTGCAACATCTCAAAAACCAGCCGGGCTTGAAAGTGCTGTCGCACTTAGAGAGTACCAGGACATCGAATCCGAGCGATTCCAGGTTGTAGGCCAGCGCTGGGAAGAGTTCTTCCTGCAGTGCGCCAAGATCATCGTCGATATGACTAAAGACATGTTTGATAATAGTCAAGGCAACCCGGAAATGAAAGTGGCTGGTAAAGGCTTCATGAGCACGGTTAAGTGGTCTGAAGTCAATATGGAAGAGGACCAGTACGTGCTTCGGTGCTTTGCTGCTAACATCCTTCCTACTCAGCCAGCTGGTCGTCTGCAGAAAGTGCAGGAGCTCGTGCAGGCCGGGTGGATATCGATGGAAGAGGGCCGCAAGCTGATCGACTTCCCTGACCTTGATGCCACGATGAATAAGGAACTGTCCAGCACAGACCTCACAAATCAGATGATAGACAGCATCTTGAACGAGGGTGTGTGGATGAGTCCTGAGCCCGAAATGAACCTTGAAGAGGCCCGCATAACTGTACAAAAGCGGATCGTTGAGGCCAAACTGCATAAGGTTCGCCCAGATAGAATAGACATGCTTACTCGGTGGGCTGAAGCGGTAAAAGCGATGCTTCCTGCCCCACCCACACAAGAAGAAATGATGATGGCCGCAGCGAACCCTGAACCGCTGCCTACATCTGACCTGATACCTAATGTGCCTCAATAATAGGAGCAACTAATGAGCACAGAAGCCGCACCACAAGCTAACACACAAGCACCACAATCGCAAGCACCCGCACAGACCCCCGCACCCTCCCAACCGGCAGAACCGGCCTTGGACGGCCGCCTTGCCAATCTGGCTAAACGTGAGCGGGAGATACAACAACAAATGGCCCAGCTGAAGCAGGAGCGCCAAAACCTTGTCAGTCGTGACGAGCTTGGTAACCTCTGGAAGTCGGACCGTAGCAAGCTGCGCGAACTTCTTGGTGCTAGTCCTGATGAGTTGCCTGATCTAAAAGCCCCCGAGGCAGATGATCCGGTCCGGTCTCTCAAAGAAGAGATCGAAGCAATGAAGCGGCAACGTGAAGAGGAGACACAACAAAAAGCAATCAATGAAGTCAAGGGCCATATTAACAGCATCCTTTCCCAAGACAAAGACGCGTTTGAGCTAATCCATGCGTACGATGCCCATGATATGGTTTTTGACTTAGTGGTTGATCACTACCGCGAGCACCAGGAAGCCCTGGACTACAAGGAAGCGGCCAACCGTATTGAGAAGTACCTTGAGGATCAGATCAAGCGTGCTACCTCCACCAAAAAGGTTAGTTCCCTGTTCCAACCAAGCCAGAGTCAGGCAAAAGAGCCAGCACCAACCCTGACAGGATCGATGGTATCTAGCCCCGTAGTCGGCACTCAGCGTAAATTGACCCCAGAAGAGTCAATCGCTGAGGCCGCTAAACTGATCAAATGGACTAAATAATAATTACGTTTAAAAGGAGTTTTTTATGTCTTTGGATATGACCAGTTTTGATGCTGCGCTTAAGCAACATTACACCGATGACATGGTGATGAACCTTGTCTATAAGGACAACCCACTGTTGGCCCTGATGCCTAAGTATGAAAGCTTTGGCGGTAAGAACCTGCCAATCCCCCTTCTGTACGGTAACCCACAAGGTCGTTCGGCTACCTTCGCGACTGCGCAGTCCGTTGGCGCTAGCTCGTACAGCAAGATCGATGACTTCGTGCTGACTCGCGTAAAAGACTACGCGATCGCCACGATCGACAACGAAACCTTGGAAGCTTCTAAGGGCAACGCTAACGCGTTTATGGAAGCCGCTACGACTGAGATCGACGGCGCTATCAACGCCCTGACCCGCTCGCTCGCTATCGCTATGTACCGTGACGGTTCTGGCGCTATCGGCCAAGTCAGCGCTGAACCCGCTGAAGCCGCTACCACGGTTATCACGCTGAAAGAAGCAAACGATGTGACCAACTTTGAAGTTGGTATGCAGGTCGTCATCTGGTCCGCTACTTCTGGCGGTTCGCAGCGCACGACTGACGGTTCCGACAATACTTGGCTGATCACCAACATCGACCGCTCTGCGGGTACGATCACCTTGGATGACGCCTACACCAGCTCTGGTACGATCGCAGCCAACGACTATATCTTCGTTGACGGTGACCGCGGCGCTAAACTGAAGGGTCTGGACGCCTGGGTTCCTAGCTCGGCACCTAGCGCTACTTCGTTCTTCGGTGTTGACCGCTCGGTTGACACGATCCGCTTGGGCGGTAACCGCTACGACGGTTCGGCTCTCCCAATCGAAGAGGCCTTGATCGAAGGTGCTGCTCGCGCCGCTCGTGAAGGTGCTAAGATCGACCACTACTTTGTTAACTACGAAACCTACGCTGAGCTCCAGAAAGCTCTCGGCGCCAAGGTTCAGTACGTTGACCTGAAAGCAACTGCCGAAATCGGCTTCCGTGCTATCCAGATCAACGGACCTCGCGGCCCAATCAACGTCGTTCCTGACCAAAACTGCCAGTCCGATGTGGCATGGGGTCTGCAACTCAACACCTGGAAGCTCTACTCCCTCGGTAAGGCTGTTCGCGTGATTGATACTGACGGTCTGCAAATGCTCCGTCAAGCTTCTAGCGACGGCGTTGAAGTCCGCTACGGCTTCTATGGCCAGCTCGGTTGCCGCGCTCCTGGCTACAACATCCGCGTTTCTCTCTAATCTAACATAGATGCGGGGGCTTCGGCCCCCCATTGATCGGAGGACTTGTGGCGAATAGTTATTTTTGGGCGAACACCTCCAAGTTGACCGGACTTCGCACATTGTTTGCCAAGGTAGCTATTGGCGCTACCGGGGCACCCACACTTAACACAACTCTTAGTGTTGGTGTTCAGACCATTACACGCTCAGGTACAGGTACTTATGAACTGACTCTGTCAGGTCAATACGAGGCCTTGCTCTATTGCAGCGTAAAAATCCTGGACGACACTACAAACTCAATCTACACTACTCAAGTGACGGCTGAGGACGTAGCGTCTGCCAAGACCTTATCCTTTAAGTGCCTCGGACCTACGGCGGCAGACAACACGGCTCTGACCGCTGTTGATCCCACTAACGGCTCGACGCTCATGATCGAAATCGTTCTTAAATATCAATAACCAGACGCGGGGGGTACAACCCTCTAGACGGAGATCACATGAATCGTTATTTTTATGGTGTACAGTCTCGTAAACGCGCAGTCAAGATGCTTCACGGTAAAGTAGCTATCGGTGCTACTGGCGCCCCAACTATTGATGCCGCCGCCAGTTCCGGTATCAGTTCTATTAGCCGTACCAGCGCAGGCCTCTATCAGGTCACTCTTGATGGTAAAGTGCCTCAGTTGGTAGGCTTTCAGATGACTGTTCTGGATGACACGACCAGCGCTATCACGCACTACCAGCTTACTGCGTCAACGGTATCTACTGACGGCAAGTTTAGCTTCCTGTGCCTGGGTCCTACTGCGGCGGGCAACACTGCTCCTGTAGCTACTGACCCAGCTGACGGCGCAACTCTTCTCTTCACTGTACTGGTCAACAACACCTCACTTGACCAATAAGGAGCGCTTATGATGCTCCCATGGAAGCCTAAGCCAGGATCCCTTGTTGGGAAGCCCGGCTATGTGCAGCAAATGAAAGAACCAGGACCTCCTGAGTTCAACATGTCAGAGTATTTAAAAGATGGTATCAACATGGCCGCTCAGAGACTGATCGACGGTGTTCGCTCCGGCGACACAGAGTCAGTAGTAGCGTCCCTTCGCAACCTCCTAGCCCTCATGGACACCGAAGAGGATACCAAAGAAGACTAATGGGCGTATGGGGGCCTACTGGGCCCCCTTTTTTCATTTGGAGGTATTATGGCTGTAACTTTGAACACACTTACGGATCGCGCTAAACAAGTTGCTGACCTTGTTAATAGCGAATTTGTCTCTACTACCGAATGGACTGCATGGATCAACATGGGTTTGGCAGAGCTTTACGATGTAGTAGTAGGCGCCTATGAAGACTATTTCACCACGTCCACAACCAAGACCATCAGCACGGGCAGTAGCTCTTTTACTCTGCCAACCGATTTCTATAAGTTACGGGGGATCGACTATCAACTGGCGTCCTCTGACTACATAAACGTTCTGCAGTACAGTTTTGCTGACCGCAATCGGAACGTCGAGCGTCCGTACGTCGCTCGCGGTAATGAGGCAGCTCGCCGGTATCGGATGATTGCCGACACGGTTGAAATTACCCCCACTGACCGGGCCGCTGGCACTTACCGGGTGTGGTATGTACCTGCAGTTACTCAACTAAGTACAGGCACTGACACGATTCCGACCGCTTTAAGCAAGGCGGGGTGGGAAGAGTATATCGTCCTTTACGCCGCCGGGCTGGCAAAACTAAAGGGCGAAGAGAGTGTGACCGATATAGAACAACGTAAGGCGGCTCTTCTGGCCCGTATTACCTCTATGGCGTCAAACCGCAATGCAGATCAACCGGAACGTATAACCGACCTTAATGGCTCGGGGATTAGCCGGTGGGGAGATTGGCCTCTTGATTAAGGCATTTAAGAAAATCGCACAATTGACCCCGGAACTTCAGGCAGTTGTCAACTCTATAGTCGATTTTGTCCGCCCCCTAGAACAGAACCCTATTTTGGACTTTAGGATTATCCAGGATGTGACGATAACTACCTCAGCCACCGACATCCAACACAAACTAGGGAGGGCGTGGCAGGGCTGGTTTGTGGTCAGCCGGACCAACGGAGTGGTTCCGTATGAGACAACGCAGACAGACACGACTAAATATTTGACACTGATTGCGGCCTCTAGTACAACGGTAGACATTTACGTATTTTGAGGTGCTAAATGGCATTAACTAAACAGTTCATAGATGTTCCTACGAACACCGGGATTGATACTAAGACGGATCCCGTAAACGATACACCTCCCGCGTACTCAGACATACTAAACATGCGGGTACCTTACACGTCCCAGTACACCCCTCGCACCGGGTTTTCCAGCTACGGTAGCGTAAGTATCGGTACTGCCGGTCCTATTGTTGGCCTCCGGGACGCGATCTTTAGTGAAAATGATGAAGTGTTGTACAAACACTCTAACAACGCATCCGCAGTGTTGGGCCGCTCCTGGTCCCCGTACTGTGAACGTATAACCCTCGGCCTTACTACAAGTCAGTTCAGCGAAGGAGCCTCTCAGGTGACCTCCGTGGTACTGTCTGATGGTCGGACGCTTTGTGTGTGGGCTAACACGACCCCTAACGCCGGGTTTTCCTGGCAGATCCTGAGTGCAACAGGGGAATATCAGTTTGGTGGACGTCAGACCGTCTCCCCAGCAACGTCTAACCTGACCCAGGTAGACTGCGCGGCTGGGCCTAACGGCACAGGAATTGTGACCGCGGTTTCTTCGGCGTCATCGACGATCACCTGCTACTCTATCTCTAATGGGACGGCCACGCAATTGACCGTACCGTCCAGATCTAACGTAACCCAGATCAGAACCTTGTACACGGGCAGTCTCCTTTACATGATGTACAAGACCAGTACACCAACGACAGTCCTGCAAACATGGTCGCTGTCTGGCACTACCCTTACATCGACCAACACAGTGACTCTCAGTACTGGCGTGACTACTGGCCGACATATTGATCTTGTGGCTACGACTAATTACGTGGCCGCCGCATATTGGGACTCTACAACAGCACTTAAAACGGCGTTTGTCAACTCTTCCCTGACGTTGATCGCTGACCGGTCTATCGCTACCGACTCTTTCAGTTACACCCAAATGAACGGGTTCGGGTTGGCGGCTTATGGCACCAACTACGTGGCACTGGTCTATACTGGGGCGGCCTATACCCGCGGTAGTTATCTGACTGTGCATACGTTTACAACCACAGGTACTATCACGACCGTGCACAACCTTGTGGAAGTAGCTTTTGTAGCTGTCACAAGCCCTGTGATAGTTGACTCCAAGGTTATGATTGGTACGATCGATCTAGCCGTTCAAGGATACGCTACCAATGCCCTAGTACAGGTAGCCGATTTAGGTAGCCCGTACGGATCCACAGCGGTAATCGAATTGATTACCCATTGGTCTAGCGGCACGGCATCGACCGGCCGAGTATCGGCGCTCATGTCGCGGTCCTCTGCAATCCCATTTAACACACTTGGTCGGATCGCTAAAG